ATTAGGATTAGCACCTCCAGGTTTCACACCAGGAGGCACAAGATTTTTACTTTTTAATTTATTAAATACTCTTCCTTCGTATAAAAAACCTTGCTGCCCTGCCATCTTCTTTTTGATTATTTATTTCAAGATAAGCTAATTCAATTCCTTTATGTTTTAGAACTATTTTTTTTGCTTCTGTAATTTCTTCATCATAAAAGATGATCGGTTGTTCTAATCCTATGTCGCCACTCATTCTTCTTCCTCCAAATTTAACGGTTTACCAAAAGTTTTATATTCTAGTTGTTGTTTTAAAAAGTCAACTTGTAACTTTAAACTTTTGTTTTCTTTTTCAAGAGCGTTGATGTGCTCCTCATATACATGAATCATATTCTCCAATTGTTCATTTTTTAATTCTAACTCATAATCCATAGGGGGGTATAGTATATTATAAATTTAAGGTTTTCTTTATTATCTATCGTCTGATGCACGGTTCTCTGATTCATACACATTAAACTCTCCACCAGGATATCTTTTCTTTAATTTTTCTACATTTCCTGCAACCACATCTTCAAGTGAAACATCAAGTGCAGCACAAGCTTGCATCACATACCACATAACGTCACCCAACTCAATAATAAGATGTTCTCGATTGTCGTCGTTCCAAGGCTTACCTTGGAAAACCATCTTCTTAACGATCTCCATAAACTCACCACCTTCAGCACTAATGCCAACAGCAGCAGTAAGAAGCCTGTGAATATTGGCACCTTTTCCGTCAAGGGAACTAATACTCTCAATAAAGCATTGATAATCTTTACTGGAATCGGATGTGACACCATCCACGAATAGAGCGTACTTATCAAAGTCAATTTTCTTAGTCATTAAAATTTAAATTCTGCAAATGATTTTTTAGGTTTCTGTTTGAAGTCATTATACTCCTCTTCCTTACCACTGTCAAGAATATCATCTTGTGCTTTCTGTTCACAATCATATAATCTCATTTTGGCACGGTCAACTCCAATCACAAACCTCTTATAAATGGTTGGATCATTATAACGATTCTTTAATTGTTTTACCATTATCTGGTTTAACGTTTCCAGTTCCTCAGTAGATATAAGAGCAAACATAAGATCAGCAGTGGCTGGGAGACCAAAGGATTCACTTGTATCAGTAAGATCGACATCACTACTACCATAGCCAGAACGAGTCGTCTGAGTAGCGGAGACGATAGGTACATTAGCTTCAACTGCAAGACCCCTGAGCTCTTCAGCAATCGCTTTAATATAGGAATACGAGTTAACATTTGATCCTGCCCTGTAACGTGATGACGCACATATATTTAAGTAATCTATGAATATTATATCAGGTCTGAAAGATTTTTTCAATGATAGTTCATTAAGTAATGCCTTAAAGTGCCCACTATGTGCTGATGCTGTAGGGTATTCCTTGATAATGAGATTACCTTGAGTTTTCTTCGATAAGGATACTACCTTACTATCAAACATAGGTTTAGGTAAATCAGTAATATCCTGTATGGGAATATTTAGAAGATTAGCATCAATTCTTTCAGCAATTTTCTCCTCAGCCATCTCAAGCGTGATGTATAATACGTTCTTGTTTTGGAGTAACACACTGCTTGCGACATGACACATAAACAAAGATTTACCAACACCAGTGCCAGCGAGAGCAATATTGAGTGTTTTATTCGGAATCCCACCCTTTGTAATCTTGTTGAAAAATTCGAGGTCGAATTGGATCTTATCTTCTTTCTTGTGATATAACTCATATCTTTCCTCGTAGTCTTCTAAGTAATCGTGTCCTATATGATTATCGAAAGAAACAGCCAGAGCGTCAGAGAGAATAGTAGGAATAGCATCCCTTCCTTTAGCGTCATCTTGTCCATCTGCTAACGCAATAGATTCCATTAATGCTAAGTATATAGCACGATCACGACACCACTTCTCAGTAGTATCCATCAACCATTGATAGTCTGCAGGTTTATCTTCTAATGAATTATTAATATCTCTAACTTCTTTTACTTCTGCCTCTGTAAGATCTGTTCGATTATCAGTTTCTATATTCAATGCTTCTATGGTTATCGCTGAACCATACTTCACAATAAATTTAGTTATCTCTTCAAAGATAACCTTCTCAGATCTCTGTTCAAAGTAATCAGGTTGAATAAAAGGTATAACCTTTCTAGAGAACTCTTCATTATAAATTAGATTCCGAAGAACCGTTGTTTCAATTCGTTCCATATGAGAAGTATTCTTTTGCGATAGTATCAAGTTTTTGCATTACTTCTTCTGTAAAATATTCTTCAGTATTAGCAAGAATCTGTTTAGCATAAAGTTTCTTACCATTTATTTCATAACGTCCTGCAACGTTCTTCCACATACCACCAATCTCACCTAACTCAAGTAATCCATAATACTTATCAAGTCCACGTTCATCATAGTATAGACGAACTTCAACTTGACGATTTTCTTTTGTTAAACGTGATTTATGAGTCTTTGCTTTGATAATATTTCCGATGACTTCTTTACCATCTTTCTCTTTCTTTTTGCTGAGATAAACGATTGTACTTGCTGCGTACTTGAGTCCGCTACCTCCTCCCATTTCTTTAGTTGGAACATAAGCTCCGATGACATCGTACGTGTGATTTGTGACAATAAGTGGGACATTTGCTTGACCTAATTTAAGTGTTAACATTCTAAACGCACCTTTTACAAGTTGAGATTTAGTCATATCTCTAACCTGTTTATCATTCAGTGCATCTGTTATTTCTTTCTCTGTAGAAAGCATACCTAGAGAGTCTAGCACAAACATGCAAGGTTTACGCTCTTCTTCATCTTTTTTTAAGTATATGTCTATCGCTCTGAGTGCCTTACTTCTAAACTCTTCAATAGTAACTACATTTACAACAACCAACCGTGTCGTATCAACTCCACGAGACTCCAATAATCCTTTATTGACGGCTGCTTCAGTGTCAAAATAGAGACAATACCCATCAGGGTTAGTATCCAGAAAGTTCTTGACGACAGCAAGAGAAAAATAAGTTTTACCAGTGCTCGACTCACCAGCAATGGCAGTAATACGATTGCTGCTAACCCCGCCAAAAATAGACCCACTAATGAGTCCATTAAATACGTAGGATCCTGTATCAATGAATCTTTCAGTCTCATCAATGTCTGACGCAATTTGCGTATATTCATCTCCTATCTCTTTTACTATTTCTTTTAAAAAATCCAT